CTTGCCGGGAACACGCTGAAGATCTTTAGCGGTTCAGCCTGGGTTGCAGCAAGCCCAACGAATCTGCAGCTCCGCTCAGGGTCTTCATGGGTGCCGTTCACCTCGGTGCAGGCGCTGACTGCACTACCAGCTTCGCCAAACATTGGTGACATGGTGTACAACTACACCAGTGCCCGCATCCAGTACTGGGACGGTTCTGCCTGGGTTGTGCCGTCTGCCACGACCTCACTGTTCACTGGCACCTCGACCATCCCAGCCTTCACAGTTGCCTTCACAGTCGAACCAATCGATCTTCCAGCGCCATACGTTGGCATGTTGTTCTACAACAGCACGGTAAAGTCGCTGAACGTCTGGACTGGAACTACCTGGGAGCGCGCGAACACTGACCAGCAAGGTACGGTGATGAGCGACAAGATCGGTGTCGGGCATGACGGTTCATATGATGATCGCCTTGCACTCATCAAGATTCTGAAGGCACAGCTCGGTTGGCCAGCGATCTGCATTGAGCTCACTGAAGAGCAGTTCAACATCAGCATTGACAACGCGCTTGACACATATCGTCAGCTTAGCGCGGGTGGCTATGAGCAGCGGTTCATGGTGTATCAACTCATGCCAGATCAGACCGTGTACTACTTGAACTCGCCGGTGGATCGCACCGATGCAGTGGCGTCAGTGAACAAAATCCATCGCATGAGTATTGCTGGTATCACTGGCTCTGGGCCAGACAACACCTGGGGCCAGGCCTTTGCGCAGCAATTCTACAACAGCGTCGGTGCGGGTGCGGATCTGTTGAGCACACAGCTCGTGCACAATTGGTCTGATGAGTTCAACCGCGTCTTCGCTGGTGACATCCCTTATACCTGGAATGAAGCGCGCCGTGAGCTCACACTGAAGCGCACAATTCGGGCGATGGAGAAGGTCGTGCTCGAGGTTGAGATCGAGCGTACCGAACAAGAGCTGCTGCAAGATCGTTGGTGCAAGCAGTGGATGCAGAACTGGGCGCTCGCCGAGTGCAAGGAATACCTCGGCATGATTCGCTCGAAGTACACCTCTGGCACGCCAGGACCGGCTGGCACTATCACCATGAACGGTGACACGCTGTTGGCTGAAGCACGTCAGGATATGACCGAGCTGAAGGAAGCATTGTTGAATTGGGAATACCAGAATGCGGAGCATGGGAATATCTCGTTCTTGATGGCGGGATGATCCCGAACTGCCAGACACGCTAAATAGATCTCACAAGGAGATCACATGTCTGAAATTAGAGCCTCGCGCCGCAAGCATCACATCATCTACAAAACGACCTGTTTAGTGACAGGTCGTTTTTACATTGGCATGCATTCCACTGATGACCTTACGGACACCTATCTTGGGAGTGGTATTCGCCTTCGCAGGTCTGTAGAGAAACACGGAGCAGATCAGCATCGTCGTGAGATACTAGAAGATCTGCCAACACGCGATGCAGCATCTGACCGTGAAAAAGAAATCATTACACTAGAGCTTCGTGCAGATCCTCTCTGTCTTAACTCCGGTCCTGGTGGACTTGGTGCCGTAGATCGTTCAGCAACAAAGGAAGAAACACGCCAGCGACTTTCTGAGAAATCAAAAGCGGTGTGGGATAGACGCAGGGCTGAAGGATACATTGCACCTCCGCAAACTCCAGCCTCTATCGCGAAACGAGTCGCGAAGAATATCGGAAAGAAACGAACTCCTGAGCAGCTAGCTAATCTCCACGCTGGTCAAGCTGGGTACTACTCGTCAGTGGATCCAGCAGTTCTAAAGGAACGTGGCCAACGTGGGTTGCAGAAGCGGATCGAGAACGGCACTGACAAACTCGGTGGTCGTCCTAAGGGTATCCCAATGTCTGACGAACAGAAGGCTCGTCAGTCGGCGATGAGCAGAGGCAAGTCATTCTCTGAAGAGCATAAGACCGCGCTCAAAAAGCCTAAGACCCGAATCTCATGCTGGTTCTGCCGGAAGGAAACAACAGTTGGTGGTTTGGCTCGGTATCATGGGGCGTGCACCTAAATAGGTCTCAACTACTGTGACCGTATGACAAAGCAGACCTTCAAAGATTTCCTTGGCAAAATGTCGCGTGGCAAGTACATGACGGTCAGTCAGTTCATGACCTCACTTCACCCGCATAATTATAAGGCACTGGTAGATAGTGTACATGGCGGCGAAACCCTCGATGCAGGGGCAAGGCGCTGGGCAGCCAAGCATGCGCCAGATATTACTCTGATTGATGATGACGATGGCGAAGACAACAGCAAGCCATTCAAATACGTCGACGATGACGAAGATGATGACGAATGACAACATTCAAGACATTCCTCGAGGAGTACGAAAGCAGTCTTGAGTACATACAGCGTCTCACGCAGTACGAGATCAAGAAGCTTGGGAGGGGTGTGTACTCACATGTCTTTCAGCACCCTGACCTGGATCACATCGCTGTCAAGATCCCAATTGACGATCCCGCGTATCTTGAGTACGTTCGATTCTGTTCTCAACATAAAGACAACCCTTGGTTGCCAAAAATCGAACAGACTGTTCCAGTGGTGTTGTTGAACAAGCACGGCACTGAGGTAAGAACAGCAGTCGTCTTTCTTGAAAAGCTCGAGCCCTTGCGCTCGAAGCGGAATGAAGTTCGTGTCTTTGAGAAGATCATGAGCACCATTCCTAAATCAAGAGAGCGTGAAGAGCTGTGGGACTATTTCTCTGAGCTGGGAAACCTATCAACCACAGACTGGCGATTCATTCAACAAAATACCACTGACAAGCATTTGAAGCAGGCTCTCACCTTCATCATTACGTATGACGTGATCGATCTCCATGATCAGAACGTCATGCTCCGTGGTACACAACCAGTCTTAACAGATCCGCTCCCATCATGACACTTCCACTTCCTATCACCACTTGCGCTGACAGTGCTGGGGTCGCGATCACACCGACTCCAGTGGTAAACCCGTATGTGCCACCAGATCTCTGCGTTGGTACCCTGGACCTGAACACGAATGGTGATGGGAAGTACCAAGAGCAGCTCGCGGCCGAGAACTTGAACATCTCTGGCGCGCCGATCAATGTGTTCAAGCTGCTTGGGATTCACGAACAGGGGCAGCTCATCGACCTGATCGGAAATGGTACCGCGTTGAATGGCTCTGCCGCCGTGTTCGACGCGCTGGTTGGCGACTTCACCTCACCGCAAACTGGCATGGCAGTGCTTACGACCCCAGCTTGGGTTGGGTACGACTTCGGCACCGTCAAGACGTCTTACGGCCAGGAGATGTACGCACCTGGCCAGCCAGCGGCCCAGCACATCACCAGCTTCCGGATCGCACAACCAACCACTGGTCAGCGAGCTCTTCAGGTTCGGGTCGAGCGCAGCACTGGCGGGTTCAAGGTCGATCCGACGAAGGTCCAGTACACTGGCACCGGGAATGGTAACTTCTCAGGTTACACACCGGGCGCCGGTGTGGTTCCGGGGAGCTTTATGCTCGCTGCAACTAGCTCTACATCCTTCACGGTTTACTTCATCTCGGCCATCACGGTGGTGGTCGGTGTGGCCACGGTCGGCGTGCGGTTCAACTGCCTGTTCGGTTCCTTCCTCATTTCGGCCGGGTCGACACCGTTCGTGAGCGGGGATCTGTTCACCGTGCCGGTCAACATGGACTGGTATCGGGTTGACGTGGTGAACCTGCCTGACGTCCCGACTCCTGCGCTGATTCGCATCGAACAGTCCTCACCATCAAGGTACTGGCGCCTCGTGCCAACCTCGTTCGCTGGCGTTGTCGCAAACCTGCCGTGGGTCGTGTCCACGCTCGAATTGTTCGATTACCAGCAGACCCGACTCGACGACATTCAAGACCAGTTGTTCATGGAGAACCGCGACCGCGATTACGCACGCAGCTCCGTGCAATTCAAGGTCGCGTACCAACCGTTTGACGCAATCTCTGATCTGTCCAAGTTTGGCTTCCAGGTCTCTGACACGTACACCTTCACCTCAGTGTTCGCCACGATGGTGAGCGTGCTCGGCCGCCCGATCGTTGTTGGCGACGTGATTGAGCTCCCAAACGAGCTGCAGTACGACCAGAATCTTCGGCCTGTCAAGAAGTTCCTTGAGGTCAGTGAAACCAGTTGGGCCGCCGATGGGTACACCTCCGACTGGCGCCCAATCACCTTCCGCTTCCAGGCCTCACAGCTGATTCCTGGGCAGGAGCACCGTGATCTGCTCGGCACGATCGACACTGCGAAGTATGTGGTGGATGACACGTCCTTCTTCAGCGGCATTCAGCAACTCGACACTGGGTTGCTGACTTCGACCGAAGCCACAAACGCCGAAGCGGCTGCTGCCGTTCCAGAGAAGGGCACGAACATCCGCGAACAGGCTTCTGGCACGAATCAGGCACATGCTCCTGGGTCGTACGATGGTCGTGACATCTACGTTGAGGACGGCTTGCCACCAGACGGTCAAACATACACCGAAGGGTACAAGCTTCCTGATGTTGGCACGGCCACGGATCGTCAGTTCTTCCGTCTGAACTTCGATCCGAAGCTAGATGTCCCAGCAAGGCTGTACATGTTCAGCGCGGTGAAGAACAAGTGGCTGTGGGTTGAGACGGATCACCGAAACGATCGGACGTCCATGAAGCCATCGCACCGCACGATCTTCAATCAGCCGCAAACTATGTCGCTCACAACACAGAATATTTTGTAATGGAGAAGCCGTGAAGAAAAACCGCTGTTGAGAATTTTCTGATCTGTTTGCCTTGCGGGTGTTGGCCCTGTCATAAAGGCGTTCCTACCTTCCCCAATGTAAATAGGCTCATAGAAGGTACCAATGGAAGTGTGCCACTTTCCAGGCTTTCTTGGATCAAGGTACACGTACACATAAAGATCATCTATGACATTTCCTTATTTTTACACCCAACAACTACGTAGCTACATACTCCAGTTCATCGCGATCTTCGCGGGGCTGAAGGTAAAGACGGGGCTGGGCGAGTGCAACGAAGCACAGTACATCAGCGTCCCATGTGTCGTGGGGAACAAGGATCGCGTTGTCGCCGCGCTCCTCGCTGGGAACACTCAGAACCGAGTGTTCAGTCTTCCAACCATGTCAGCGTACATGCAGGGTCTGTCGATCGCGCCTGATCGTCGGAAGGCAACTGCATACCTTGATCAGCGCGTGACGATGAAGGCCGGTGGCGTGTTCCCCGATGATCTGACCGTCGTGAAGCGCGCCATGCCAGTGCCGTACAATATGACCATGGAGCTCTCCATCTACGCGTCGAACACGCAACAGATGCAGCAGATCCTTGAGCAAATCCTCGTGCTCTTCAACCCTGATCTCCAAATCCAGAAGAGCGATGCTCCCTTCGATTGGACGAAGATCACGAAGGTTGAGCTCACTGACATTGCGAACGAAGAGAACTTCCCGTCCAGCACGGATAAGCGTGTCGTGGTATGGACCCTGACCTTTGAAATCCCGGTCTTCATCAGCATCCCAATGGGCGTGAAGAATGATTTGGTTCGCCAGATCATCATTCAGATAGCTGATTTGACAACCTTGAACGTGAAT